CGGACCCTATCTACCCACTCTGAAATTAATCAGAGGTGTCACTATCGGGCACTTCCGCAAGGAAGTACATACCCGAATCGTGCCATGTCCACCGTTTCGCAGGCTTGCGCCTGTAAAACGGAAAAACGATTTCCTCTTCCTCTTCTTGGACAAGTCCAATAGGAGGAGGGCCTTTCCTATCGTCTAATGCGAGCATCGACGACAAGTAACGGCCCTCTACAGGTAAACTCTTCTGCTCACTCACTGGCATTAACCTATACTTAGGGTAATGCGGGCTAATGAGCTGAGACTTACCGGCAGAAAGGAGATCGCCCCCCCAAAGACTACGAGGAATCAGCTCAGAGAGCAGATCCCATATAACCCAAGCATTTTCATCTAAGAAAAGGCTCTCACCGCGAGATGCCCATAATCTGATTTGGTTCAGAAGATGGATCAAATCAACGATGGTCTTGACTGGGCTGCGTAGGAAGAAGGGAGTAATGTCAGTACCCGAATGGTAATGGCCCCCGCAGCTTTCGCGAAAGGGACCTTCCCAAAAGGACTTCTCGACGTTAGTCTTAAAGCCTAAGTAACCGAGAACCTCAATAAGAGGCACGGCTACCTTCGTGGGGACGATAATATCATCCCCATATACGGATATGACACCTTTTGTTCCCGTAAAATAGGCAGTTGCCTTCGCGAAAGCGAAGAACAACAGAGACTCTAACTCGAAAGTAAAGCCATTACCCATTGACGAAAACATCTCGCACAAGTGTTCCCCCACTCCGTCAACTAAGACGGATTTGGAGCGAATATCATCAAGATATGAGCTCCATTGGATGGGAAGGAAGTGACACACCAGTTCGTAGCAAATCGAATCGCTAGCACTGGAAAGGTCGAGGGTAGCTAGGGAGCCAGTTAAACTCCCAAGTTGAGCTAGACTCTTATTACGAGATTGGTCATTAAGGTTAATGCCAAACTTACGTAACCTTCGGCGAAAATAATCGCCTGTGCCCTTCTGAAGGAACATATTGATATCGGGTTCTTTACAACAAACCCGGTCAATAAGCGAGTTCTTCGGGACAGTAAACATGGACGACCCGTGCACCATCCTTAGGGATGAAGCACTAGACGTTTCCTCGGGAGAATTCCCGAGGACTAGTTGGCCTTTTTCAATAGACCAAATAGATACGTCTGTCAAGAAGAGGTCGAACCATGGTACGGCACACTCAGTTATGTGTGCTTTACCGACAAACTTACGGGCCGGGTGGCCCGCAGCTCTACGTCTACTGGTTGTCGCACCACCTGAGAAATCACCCTTAAGGGCTTTCAAAGGAATGGTGTCCCCAATGATACGAGCTATATAAGCACGTACCCACTCACTGAACACGTCCCATCGGACACCTGGCAAAATAAAGTAACCAGGCTCTGTTGTGACGAGACGCTCGTTCGTTTCAGCATTCACCAACTCCTGGCCCAACCATTTCTCAATGGCTCTGTTCTTGCGAACAGGGGCAGGGTCGGTGTTTGCATCCACGTACTTACTAAATACGATACCCTTCAGGTAATCGTACTTTGGTGAGTGCGGAAGCTCAGATATCCAAGCTTCCAGGATGGAGCAAACGTCATCGGCGGGGACGGCCTTATTCTGATTCCTCAGAATAGAGGGTCGTCGCCTGTTCTTGTGCTGTGGTCTCACAGACACTTCTCCTTGTTACAAGTGAGAATACGTAGCGAAGAATTATCAACGCTACGCCATCGCGTAGAAGCCTAAGTGTCCGACGACGTCGGGTCATCAGGCTTCTTGAAGAGAGCGACGAAGTTCTGAACAAGCTCAAATATCAGTCCAAGTATGGACTGAAGTATATCGAGCTTGCCCATTACCAGGCGCCTTCATTCTTGACCAAGATATCGTTGATGAGAACTTTGGAAGGATCCAAGGAGCTCATCAACATCCCGACCAGGTCCTTACGTTCCTGTTCGGTCGAATCCGGAGCCGAATCAAATTCGATCATCGCCCGTGAAGCACGGGTGACGACGTAGCTGATGACGCCGTTTTCGGTCTTGGTCTGTACGATGGGAACAGACAGTCGGAGCGTGACCTTGCGGCGTCCCCCGGGAGTTACCCGAGGCTCGACAGCAAGAATCATATCGGCGATAGCCGATACGCCCGCTTTGGCCAGCCGGAAGTTACCACCACTCTCCTTATCTCGAGGAGTGAATGTGTGGTTGACAGCCGTGACAGGTGTGCGATCCGTAAGGATCACATTCTGAAGTTGAGGCATAACGCCTTCTCCTACTGGTATTGGCTGAATACAGCCATTGGTTAGTCGGCACGGAATTGTGACGACTTGCGCTGGGATCCCAATCCAAAATTATCGGAAAAGGGAAGTCAGCAAAGCGGCTACCGTAGCGATACGGTCGCCACCAGAGTAGAAGGATCTGGTGTACGGAACAGGTATGGGAAAGTTTCCCATCGAAGACCGGATAAAACCCTCAGTAACGACTGTACCAGTGGCAACCTTGCCCTGTATATAGTCAGCCCCAGTTTTGGCGAAAACCGTTCGCTGGAACTTTACTGTGGTTACACCTCCTACGTATTGAAGACCGGTTGTGGCGGTTAAAGACGCCAGTACGCTACCGATAGGAACAAACCAATCGATAGCGAACGAGAATGGAATCAGTTCCCAACCCAATTGTAAAGGGTTGATAAGTCCTATGCGGTTAAAACCGCGTGAGACATGGCTAACGTCCAGAGTAGCATAAAGCTTAGTCTGGGCTTTGACCGAAACTGACTCAGATATCTCAAGACCGGGACGGTACCCTACAGCTCCAGTAAATGCAAGAGAGTCAGAACTCAACTGAGAACGACCTCTGGCACCTAAAATGAGCGACGGGGTGAGTTGTTCGTTAAGCAACTCATAAAGACCATAAGCATCAGATGCCAATGGTCTCCAACCGTACCAGTACTCCAACCAAGCATTAGCTAGCCCTTTCTCGATTTTACCCGAGCGGGCTAGGTTCTTCAGCTGCTTAACATTCAGCTGACGGAACTTCCTCAAAATAGTACCGTTTTTGACGGCACGCGCACCCTTGAGTAAATCAAGAACGCGATCGAGGAACATATCTGCTGTCTTCTTTGACTGTGCAAGATTTTCTCCCATGTTAGCTTTGGCCCCAGCTAGATCTAGCAGGGCCTTAACTTCTGACTCCGCTACCATATTGCGGAGATCAGCATGAGATAAATCAGGCAAAGTATTACCTAAGGTTTGAAACCAACCAGGAAACTGCCTGGTGGCTTTGGCCTGGTCGTGCGCAAATGCCATCCAATCCAAAAGGATTGGTTCGGCAGCCCAAGAATACCCATTTGCTGCGGAACCTCCGACAGCACCTGGGGAATATTGGAATTGAGCACGATGGTAACTCGAGGGATTACGCCAAAACTTTGGGCTTCCATTAATGGAACGCTTTGGGTTGTTGGTGTAAGGACCACGAGAATGAACTATACCATTTCCTGTGTTTTGAACATCCCACTCGCCAAACAACCAATGTCTCACACGTGAGACGGGCGGTGTGACGGGAAGGGAAGTCTCACCATAGGAATTGGTAATAAATGTCATTATAGGCTCCTTAGGGTGCCACACCTTGCATTTAAGCAAGAGCTGTTCACTCAGTGTGAATAGACCACCCCCTCGAAAGAGG